GTACGAGCGTTGTTATCATCAATAGCACGTTGAACTTCGGCTTTGATGTCGATTTCAACGGATTTCTCCGCTTCAACCTGAGTTTCTTTGATTGGTTCTTCCATAGTGCGAACAGAGGGTGATGCGGATAATTCCGCAGAATTAATCTCCTGAGTAGGTGACTTATCTTCCATAGTAATACTATTACCTTGAGAGGGTGTAATCAAGCTTCTTCCGAAGCCTATAGTCGGATCTGCTGGAATCGTAACAACCGATAATTCGTGTACTGACCAGCTTCGAGCGAGCATACCATCTTCGGTTTCATCAATATCATTAATAGAATACCCAAAGCTAATACCTCGAATAATTCCATCTTTTACATCTTCTAAAATCTCAGTTGCAAACTTACTTCTTGAGAAACGAATCTTTGCATAACCTCTTTTGTCTTCACCAATATATGCAGATTCAACTACACCTATTGGTTTATCCATATTGTGATTAAACAAAACTGCACCACCATCATTAAGTCTTGATAGATCAGCAGCACCACGTTCATGGCTTAATATTTCGTTACCGAAATAACGCTTTACTGGATATTCTGACGAAAAAGGAAACTCAAATGTTCTTGATTTCACATTTTTGAAATCAGTAACTTCTTTTCTTTCCAATTTGTCATCAGAATCTATTGTTCTGATAGCTGCGATCTTAGTCAAAGTTGAAAACTTATGACCGACCTTTCGATCTGTTGCTTCACCATTCCTATAAAGAGTGATTAAAGCAGCAGGATCTTCTGCTGTTCCTGTAATAGTAAAGGAACTATCTGGTACATCTATTGATCCATCTCTTACAATGCGATCAATCTTTCCTCTAGCTGTACCACCACTAGAGTTCCAGCGAACAAAATCACCGACCTTCAAACCATCAGGTTCGGCTCTTTTTTCAACTGTTGTCGATTCAGTCATAGATTTTTGGTTAGTAGCGGGTTCAAACTTGATTGGATCAAATTCGTTTCTCTCAAGCCAAGATCTAGCTTGTGAGACAGAATATTCAGACAGTCTGAATCTAATTGATTGAAGTTCAGCACCCTCTTCATTATTCTTTATACCAAATATAAAGTCCACCCCTTGTGAACCTTCATTGTTTGACCGCCTAAATGTATCATATTGTTCTGGATTTGTAATAGTCGCTGCGTGTTCATTAGGATATGGCCTTGATAATTCTATAGGTTCTGCTCTTTCTCTAGCTTTTTTTATAGCAGCAGCTTTACCTCTACTCCAACTAAATCCCGCATTTCCTCCCCAGGCAGCCCAGGCGACCCTGCCTTTTGACGGATAGCCCTTTTCACCAGGACTAAAACCCTCTGCCTTCTTGTCAACTTCATGCCGACTAAAAAAACTAAACATCCTTACAACAACATCTGGTGAAAGCTCTGAGCCACTTAATATTTGAGTCGCTCTTACTGCTGCTACTTGCGTACCACCTGCTCTACCTTCTTTTTTCCAATCTTTATATCTTTGTGCCTCCGTCTTCATCCCATCTGTAGGTTTGAGATTAATCTCAGTTCCGCTTACATTTGCCATGATTACTTAGTTTTTTTGCGTGTTTTCTTTGCTCTTGTTGGTTGTACTGTAGGCAAATCAAGTTCTAACTGACCTACCTCAACTTCAAGATCAAGGTCTTTATCTAATGTAACCCCTAGCTCTTTAGCGACTTCCTGTTCTCTTGATATTTCTGAAATAATATCGTCATAATCACCACCATTTGTAGCAGCTATGACTTGAGCCTTACTCATGTAACCCGCCTGTTCTGCTTCTCTAAAAGCTTTTACCTCCTTCAAAGGATCAACGTAGTGTTGAGCTGGTGGAGTCCATCTTGGCTTTATATATCTTTCTGGTCTTACTGCAAAATCATCAAAATCTAATTCTCCAACAAGAACAGCTAACTTCATCCATTCTTTAAAAACTCTTAGATGTAAATTATTTATCAGATATTTTTGGCAAAACTTCCAATGTTCTCTGTCTTCTAAAAGACTTAATCTTGAACTTGAATAATTAGTCTCACTAAAGTCTTTACTTATAGTTTCAAAACTACAACCAATACCTGTAGCAAAACGTCTTATTTTATTTTTTACAAACATCTCATACTGCTGAGATGGATAATCTATATCTGGAATATTTATGCTTTCATTTGGTGCTAGATAACGAAACTCACCAGGAGAGAAGGATTGTATTCTTTGATTGTTTTGTACATCATCACCTATCAACTCACCTTGATCGTTTTGTATAAATCCCATAATACTTGCACCTGCCCTTGCTCTAATAACAGCAGCTTCTTCATATCCTTCTAATTGGTGCATATCAGACATAACGCTATGAAACCAAGGTACTCCACGATTTTGACCTGGCCTTTCTGGAAGATATAAATGTATGATGTCATCTGCTGACAAGAATATATGAGTCTTTTGATTATTTGAATAATCTAAGTAATAAGCATCGCCTGGATGCTTTGTAAGAATGGCATACCTTACTGGCCTACCCCAGGAGTCAATTTCCACTCCGTTTCGCCATTCATTTTTTGCTTTTAGTGTTTTACCTGTATATTCCTCATCTAATAAATCAGACTCAATAAGTTGCAAAGCAAGAGGTACTTTTGAATTGCCAAACTGTTGTCTAACAATTCTAAAAATCGCTTCACCTGATTCACATAACGCACCCGCAGCTAACCATTCAAATTCATGGAAGCTATATCTTCCCGCACAATCACAACTATTAGCTCCAGACCATTCAGCCCACTTTTGTTCTATAAGATTATTTATTCTTTGATCTCTTCTGTTACCTCTAATCTGTAAGACCCTAGATTGAAACTTCATGCCAGTTCCAACAATATTTATTTGAGTTGTCCTCTTAGCTTGTCTTGCATAAGGATTATTTCTTACAAGTTCTCTTGATCTATCTCTTAACTTTCTAAGACTATTCCTAATCTCAGCATCAGCACTAAGTTGACTTGCCATCCAATCTGATGTCAGTCTTGAAACTAATGCTCCCTGATAAGCTCTAATATTTTTAAGAGGATTAGCTTTCTCTCCAAAACCTAAAACTCTTTTTACTGCACTTGCAATGTTAGATCTAATTCCCATTAGTAAGTAGCTCCATCAAAACGAACAAAAGTTGCTCTTGGATTTCCAAGACCATTAGCTATAGTCTCAGCTTGTTTTTCTCTGACAAGTTCAACCTTAAGCTGACTTTTTAAAACTAATAATTCAGATAATTCATATTTTTTTGCATTTCTTGTACCAATCTTGTATTCCTGTATTGCTCCACCACTAACTATGTTTCTAATTGCAGTTTCTACAAGTTCTAAATCTTTTTCAACTTGTAACCTTCCATCATAATTAAATGGTGTGCCAGTATAAGCTAATGATTTTAAAACTTTAAAAGTTCCACTAATAATTGTTTGTTTTTCTGCTCCTGACTTGTCAGCTACAGCTTGATAAAACCAATCGCCATCAACAAATGTTTCAGTAACATTACTAGCTATAGAAAATTTAAACCCATCATTAAAAGCTGTACTTGTTACAGTTGCTCCAACTGGTGCTGTATTTGTTCTTAAGTAATAAGTAACAGACCAATCTGGACTTGAAATACTATTTCCAAAGTGATCTTGATACGAGGGAATATCCCATTGAACAAAATCACCTTGTCTAATTTTTGAGGGAATAGGCACAATTAATCACCAATTAGAGACAAAATTCGACTTTTTAGCCGATTTAGGACGATTTAAGTCTATCTTAACCTCCTTTAGAGGTTCAGAAGGATAAATTTTTCTTTCAAACTGATCATATATAGTTCTACGATCATATTTCTGTAGTAATCGCTGATAAGCAGCCCATGAATACACCATTTCATCTAACGCTTCGTTTCTAGCAGAACTTTTTTTAACCCAAACACGTTCCTGATAACCATTCTTATATTTAAGTACTTGTCGCTCGGCTGTAAGCTCTTCAAAATAATCAGGTGTAATCGTTGGATAAAAATGTATATATCCTTCTCCTATTTCTGCATCTTTTAATTTATTACTAAGTGTTGTTTTAATAACATCAACTCCTACAGGAAATAATTGCACACCTTTCTTTAATGCTTTACCAGAAAAATTAATATCAACCTTACTTGGCTTACCTAAAGCAGGTTTACCTTTTTGACCAACACCCTTTATACCAATCAAACCTATATGTGACCGTTCTCTTACATACTGATAAACCTCATGTGTAAAGTGACCACCTGTATCAATCGCTGCACTCTCTATCTTTATCTCTTTCCCATCTTCATTTATAAACTTACCTAGTAATATTTCATCTAATTGTTTCCAAACATCTGCTCTAGATGGTGAACCATAAATAACTTGCCTATCAATAAGAAACATCTCCTCATTACGTCCAAAACCAAAAACAGACATACTTAATCTGTCATCTTGTGTATCAATACCCGCAGTTAAAAACAAAACTTCTTTTGGTGGTTTTGCTCTTTCATATTTAGCTTCTGCTGCTCTAATCATCAAAGCATCAGCACCAACCTTCGCTTGGTATTGATCTTCCCATGTCTCACCTAAAATAGTATTAATCCACGTTTTTAATTGTTCGGGATCATCTTTACTTTCTAAAAATTCTTCTACTAAATTAGGCCAACTTGCATTAGGTGAATATGAATACGCAGCCCATATATGAAAACCAACGTGTTTTGATTTACCTGGTGCAGTTGCTCGCCATTCTCCACGTTCTACCATATATCTTTTCTTCGTATCTGGAATTAAATGACTACATGACTCACATTTGTATTTAACAGTATCAGGATCGTCATTTTGCCATGTAAATTGTGACCATCTAAAATATTGCATATGACCACACGAGGGACATGGACAGTAATATCTCATTTGATTTGTCTGTAAAAACATTCTCTCTATACGAGAAAAATCTTTAATAGTAGGTGTAGAGCCAGAAACTATTTTGCGATTCCAATAATATTCTGTTCTTCTTATACCAAGCTTAATTTGATCTCCTTCAGTACCCGCACCGCCTAATGGATAACCGTCAACCTCATCAAAAAGTACAACTCTTCTACTTACTCTCCTAAACCCTCTAGGTGAGTTAGCACCAACTAAAGATAATGTTCCACCAGGAAAATTTTTCTGTAGCAATGTATTAGAACCGTCTTTTGCTTTTGGATCACTAATTAATCCTTCTAAACATTTACTGTCACGAATCATAGGTGCTATTTCTTCTTTTGAGTAACCAGTAGCATCCTCAATAGTTGGCTGTACAACCATTATTGGACATGGATCTTGGTGGATGTGATAGCCAATTATATGATTCAAAATCTTTGTATATCCAACCCTAGCTGACTTCATAACTGTTACCTGTTCTATATCAGGATCAGTTATTGCATCCATAATTCCTTTTTGATATGGCAATGTTCTCCACCTACCACCCTCGGCTGAACTTTCTGTAGATAAATAGGCATATTGATCTGCCCAATCACTAAGACTTAGCTTCTCAGGAGGTTTGAAACTATTAAATGCAGTTTTTTCTAGTAATAAAAGATTACTCATGCAGCAGATAATTCTTCTAATGCTTCTCTTACA